CATATCTTGGTTGTACACGCGTACACGCCAATAAATCATTCCGCTTTCCGAAAGTGTAGCGGTGTATTTCTGCGCGCTGCTGTAAATCCTTTGCGCAATCCAATACCACGTGCCCGACTGCCCGGAAGGTGAACCCTGTATATCAAATGCGCGCTGCGCTGTGCCGGTCGAAATGTTGTAATTCCATTCAAACGTTGCTTTGCCGTATAGTACCTGATTAATAGGTGCTATGGCTTTAACGGTCGGTATTGCGTCAACCGTGCTTATATCCGAAAAAGATACATTTGCCGTTGTGTTGTCGTCTGCCGTAACCGTTGCGTATACGTCGTACGTTTGCCCGGTTACAAGAGTATTTGCAGGAATAGTTAATTTAGATCCTGTAAAAGAAATGTTGCTATACGCTGTGTCGCTGGTCTTTTTGTAGTAAAATTTGCCGCTTTTAATTGTGTACTGTTCTGTTACATTAAACAGTTTATCGGCGGTAAATGTAATGCTGTTAGCAACATCCGGCCGCATGTAACCGCCTTTAAACGATGCCTGCGCAGTAAACGGCGCTTTACTGCCATATAAGCGCGTGCCGGTTACAGTAAACCCGGGGTCGATGTAATTGTAATCCTTTGTGTCATAATCGATAAAAACTGTATCAGTATACGGGAAGGCCCGGCCGACGTCGTAAGTACCTGTCAATTTTTCGCCTGCGTATATATAGCCTTCTTTTGTATAATGATAATAGCTAGAATTAGCACCGTACGGGAACAAATTATACCAAAGTTTTTGGTTCGGGTTAACGGTAACTGTTTTTTTTACAGTAGCGGTAATTGAATATGCGGTTATATAATAATGTTCTTTTCCTGTTACTTTTGTAACTGTGCCAGTAGCACTATACATATGTTAATACCCCATGCGCGTTGTCATTTGCGCCTGATCCTTTATCTTTAACAGGTCGTCAAGATCGTTAATATGGTCAACGTTAACATTAACCACGGTCGGATTGTCCCAATTGCCCGAATCTGTATATTCGTTCGCGGCGTCGGTGGATTTAAGCCACGTATAATCAGAATCTTTGACGTAATACCTTGTATCGCCGGAAGGATCTTTAAACTGTTTTACTTCGTCCTTGTTCATCCAGTACTGCGCGTCGTGACTGCTTAATTCGTGGTATCCGGAAGTATTCGTGCTGTACTGATCCCATTCATTGTCCCATTTTTTCTTTTTAAAATAGCTAAACAGGGCAATTAATCCAGTGATTGCCGCCGCTACTGCTGCGATAACCGGAAGCAAGCCACTAAACGCCGCCGCAATTCCGCCTGCGCCTGCCACGCCTGCGCCTGTTAATGCCGGCATAACCGTAGTGGAAATAAACGACATCGCCGTTGACAACTTGCCGAAAAGATCAATACCGCCTGATATCAATTTAAGAATCGGCGAAATTGTCGCGCCCAGGGCTAACAACGTTGTAATCATGTTCAGCGTGTCGCCATCTAGTCCCGCGATGAATTCCAGAATGCGCCCGCCAATTTCAAGCAGGTTTTCCATAGCCGGCAAAAAGTTTTCTGCCAGTGTTGCACCCGATTCCAGGAATGCCGCCTGCGCTTTTGCCTTTAATTCGTCGATAGCGTCGTTAAACTGGTTAGCGGCGTCTAAAGCATCCTGCGACAAAATCAACCCTGCCGCCTGTGCTTCCGCGCCCATTTCGCGCAGTGCCGCGCCGCCGTCGTCGATAATGCCGGCAAGTTCATTAGCTGATTTGCCGAAAATTTGCATTGCCAGCGTGTCGCGGTCGGTTTCGTTCTGTACCTGTGATAACGCCTGTATTGTGTCGTAAAAGATTTCGTTAACGCTTCTGGTTGAACCGTCCGCGTTGATCAGTGATACATGCAGAGTGTCAAATGCTTCACTGCCGGAAGCAACCGCACGCGTAAGTTTAGCCGCTGCGCCTGTAATCGTATCCATTGAAACGTCGATACGGTCGGCGGCATACTGCATTTTCTGCAATTCTTCGGTGCTAAAACCCGTCTGTTTTGCCAGCGTGTTCAGGTCGTCCGCGGTCGTGCCTGCCTTTACTGCAAGGCCAACAAGACCGGCAAGGCCAGCGCTACATGCGGCGGAAAATCCTTTTGTTTTTTCCGCTAATTCGCCGGTAACCTGTCCGACTGCCTGCAATGTCGGGGAAAGTCCCGAAAGCTGTGATTTATAATTTTTCAACGCGCCTTCAGTTGCGATAATTTCACGCTTTAATGCGTCCTGCTGTTTTATAGCCGCTTCCGACTTGTCGCCGGACGCCTGCAACTGTTCAAGCGCTTTTCTTTCTTCGTCAAGTTTTGCTTTCGTATCGTTGATAACGGAAGAAAGCAATTTCTGTTTCTGTGCCAGTAATTCGGTGTTTTTAGGATCAAATTTTAAAAGCCTGTTAACGTCGTTTAAATCGCTTTGCGTCGACCGTAAACGGTTATTAACGTCTTTCAACGCTTCCGTTAGCTTAACGGTATTAGCGTTTAATTCTATGGTTATGCCTTTGATTCTGTCAGCCATTTAAACACCTACCAATTCTTTACGTCGTCGGCGGTCGCTATCTTTGCATAGTCGTAACCGTCGTTTGCTTTTTCTGTGAACATGTCAATTATTAAACCGACGTCTAATAATTCTAGGTCTTGCATAGTTAATCCTAGTTCAATACAGCGCAGAAGGAAAAGCGGCGTTGTAAGCCGCCTTTCCGTCTGCCCCGTTACTTTTTTTTTGCTTCTACTGTAGGCATGCCGGACAGATTCCACAATTCAATCAGTGACGGCAAAACGACGTAAATAGAAAATGTGTTGAACTGATCAAGCCAATCATTTACATCATCAGGCACATTTTCCGGGTCGCCCTGCTTTGCCATGATATACGCCAGGCTTTCAAACGTATTAAGCGCCTGCGCGTCTAATTTCATGGTCTGCGCGGCGCTCAAAAGCTGCGGCATATCTTCCAACAGATCACGCTGAAATTTCTGTCGATATCTGCGTAACGTTGACGCCGTTGAAATAAAACGCACGTCTTTGCCGTCTATATTGATTGTTTTTTCCATCCCTGCATTCTCCCGTTTAATTTATGCTGTTTTTTCCGGTACAGCTGTAAACCATCCGGCGTATTTGTCGCTTGTGCTTTCACATGATGCTTTAACGATGTGATCAGCAATACGCGGCATTGCCGTAAGATTCAGTGTTTCATGCTGTGGTGTAATTGTTGCTTCCTTCGTTGTACCTGCAATCGACGGACGGGAAGCAGTACAACGCATCATGCAACCGCGCTTGCCACTAACTGCCGGGTCGCCGCCGATTTCAAACTGAAACAGCAGTGCAAATTCAACTACACCCGCATCGGCAGATTCCCACAATACGCCGGCCGTGTCTTTTTCTTCGCCCAGAACGTCAGTTCTGAATGATTCCGGCAGTTCTTCAAATTCGATATTGCCGGAATATCCATTGTTAACATCCATGTGAAACCACAGAATATTATCCGCGTATTCGTCGACGCTTTCGCCCTGCTGATCAAGAGTCAGCGAAACGCAACCGGGAAGCGGTTTGACCTCTCCGTATGTGATTGCGCCGGTCGTTGCGTCGGTTGTGGCGACTGCATAATGGACATTAGATACGCCGTATTTAATACGTGCCATTTATAGCAACCTCGCTTTCGTATAAAACTTCATACATATTTTCGCTGTTAAGATATGATTCAGACCGTGTATAAACAAGTCCCATATCATTAAGAACATGTTCAATTTTTGCTTCCGCTTCAAGGTCTTTTTCTTTCGTGTACAGTTCAACGTTTAACCGCAGAATTTTGCAGTAATTCGCATTGTCTGCGATTGCGTCGTTGTTGCCAGGAAAGTAATACACGATGTACGGCAGCGGTGGAACGTTTCCGATTTCCCACGAATAATAAACGGTCGGAAAGATTGCATTAAGATTTTCCCGAATATCTGAAATAATCATAGCTTTTCTACCCCTTCCGTTATTCTCCGTTGTACTTCAAGCGCCGCCCAATCGTTAACGTTTGAAATGTGCGGGAATGCCCGCGTACGTCCGCCGTTCTGTTTAGCGTGCCCGAATTCAAGTAAATGCGTTAACTGGTATGCGGTTTTGTTATAAACCGTTCCTTCTGTGCCGGTGCGCTTGTTTTTAACGCCTGCGCGCCATCCACGCCGGTACTGCCCGGAAACGTTGTTGAATCCGCCTAAATTTTTATTTTTAAGCTGTTTCGCCGCTTCCTTGGTCGTTTCCGTTACCGCTTCATTTGCTACTTCCGCAACCTGTGCGCCGTACTGATCCAAAAGCCGATTCATTTCTTTTGTAAAATCAGCTGGTTTAATTGTTATCGGCATTGCCCTGCCGCCTTTCCGCGTAAAGGTCTATCATATCGTTTCTAGCAAAATACGTTCTGTAAATCGTGTAACGCTTGTTGTTGTATTCGCATACAGTTTGCCCGTTGTACTCTGGTGCAAACATCGTAAAACGCAATTCAGGGTTTAACCCATTGCGCCCGCCTTCGTACCATTCCGACCCGGTGACGCTTTTAACATCACAAAACACATTTTTCGCCGTTTCGGTCGCCCGCAGTGCGCCGATTTCGTCCGGTGTATACGTTACTTCAATCAGCTTTAAAGTGTGGCTTCTATCCATTTCGTATACCCCGTGTACGTGCTTAACTGTGCTTTCTGTTCGTCATACGATGCTTTCAACCGTTCATATTCTTCAGGCGTTCCGAAATTGCACTTACAATACGTGCAAACAGCGCGAATAATAAGCGGGTCATTATACAAATCGGTTAATTCGTCGTAAGTAACGCCCGCAATATTCATGTCTTTAAAACATGCGTTTATCAAATCGGTAATTTCGCTATCAAAAGCGTTTTCCGATATACGCAACGCAAGCTTTACTTTTTCAAGTAACGTTTCCATATAATCACCCTTTCAAAAGAAAAGCGGGTTTATTTTGCCCGCTTTCCTGTTTTCTTTTTCGGTGCGTCGGTTTCTTCTACTTTTTCGACGCGTCCCAGATTGTGCAGTAAATTAAATTCACTGTCGACAATTTCAATTTCCTGCCCTGCTTCTACTGTAAGCGTTGTTCGCTTAAGAACCTTAACTTTCATAAGTTAAGCAGCGGTTACGACTGCAAAACCGTTAGGTCTGACAAGGTGCGCAGCACACATAACTTTGCCAACGATTTTTACCCAATCATCTTCCGCAAGGCTTGTTTCGTCAACGATGTATTTGAAATCGTCACCATCAGGGAAGTTTACAATAACGCCGTCCAGGTCGCCAACAAGGATAGCTTCGTTGCCTTCTGCTGGTGCAAGCATATTGTTAAAAAGCACTTCAAGGCCTTCAAACGGATCTTCAAGACGTGCGCCGGCAGTTGTACGGATTGCGCGGATCTTTGCATATGTGCTCTTTGCCATGATGACAACCGGATTTGTTGCCTCGTCGCTCAGCTTTGCAAGGCCTGCAAGTACTGCGTCACCGTCCATAGCATGCGTAACTTTTACGGAAAGTTCAGATTCTGCGATGTCCTCAAGAATAAGGCCTTCAATTCCCTTTGCAAGCTGGTGGCCGAATTCGTTAAACAGGTAGTCCAGAAATTCCTTACCACGCAGTGCAAGTACATTATCGGAAACCTTGATCCACTTCTTCAGGTATTCGCCGATAAATTCAACAGTGCCCAGCACAAGCTGTTCTTCTGCCGGCTTTGTTGTGCCTTCCTTGTGCAGAACTGCGCCGGTTGCGCTGGATTCATAGTTAACCTTGTAGTTACCACGAATGAATGTACGACGTACACGGCTCAGAATCGGTGATTTCTCCCAATCTGTCCAAACATAGCCGTCTACGATTGTTGCAACGGAAACAGTGCCGCCGGTTGCGTTAGTTGTCAGCAGTGCGCGCTGTTCGGGTGTGGCTCTGCCCTTAATAGATTCTGCCAGCGCATCATACAGCGCATTTCTTTTTTCGATATCGTTCACGTTATTTTCCCTTTCTTCTTTTGTGTCAATTGTAGTGCCTGCGCCTGCCGCAATCTTTGCCAGCAGGTCGCGCTTGTTGTTTGCGCGCGTTTCAATCGCGCCGCGCTGTTCGATCAGTGCGTCAACTTCCGCGTTAAGTGCGTCAATGTCGGCGTTTTCATCGGTCAGCGCTTCATTGATTTCGGACATTCTTTTTTCGATGTCGTCAATCTTCATTTCTGCAATTTCCATTTTTCGCCCTTTCAATTTTTATACGTAATGCAAGCGCCTTTCTTGCCTTCTCTCTGCGTTCCGCTTCGAATCTCTCCGTTCGTTCTGCTTCAATCACTCCGTTGAAGTAGTCGCGTGCAGAAATGCCGATATCTGTGTATGGATTAGCAGGAAAAGCCACTGCGGAAATATCGTAAACTTTTTTGATTCTATCAATTACACGCGTGTGTGTGTCGCGTTCGTAATGATCAGCATCGGCAACAAAACTAAACGACATCTGCGTATAATTGCCAACTTTGATATCATCAAGCATTGCCCGGCTTGCGTCCGTCAATGACAGATTTGTGCGTGTCGCTAAACCGTGTTCATCTGTCCATATCTGTATGCTGTTGTTTTTTGTCCGTGCCAGGACTGCGCCCGTGTGATCCCGCAAAAACACAACGTCGGTCATGTCGGCGTCGGCGAATGCGTGCGGGTCGATACGTTCGTAATACTTTTCGCCGTCAATCTCATACATTTCGTACGCGTCAAACGTTGACGCATAGCCAAAAACGAAATCATCCCTGTCCTGCTCAAACGTTCCGATGTTTCTATATTCGCGATTGTCTCTAATTGCCATTGTTGTTAACCCCTTCCCGCGTAAATGTGCCGTCATCGTTAA